GGTCTTAAGTATGCCGCTTCTACTATCATTTATCTCAGTAAGAAAAAGGAAAAGGATGGAACAGAAGTCATTGGAAACATTATCAAGGCAAAGACTGCTAAGTCGCGTTTGAGTAAAGAAAATCAGAGCGTTGATGTTCGTTTGTTCTATGATGAGAGAGGACTTGACCGTTACTATGGTCTTCTTGAACTTGGTGAAGAAGCGGGAATGTGGAAGAATGTTGCTGGACGTTATGAGATAAACGGAAAGAAACTTTATGCCAAGGAGATTCTAAAAAACCCAGAACAATATTTTACCGAAGAAGTAATGCAGCAACTTGATGCTGCCGCGAAACAACAATTCTCTTATGGAACGAATTGAGACAACTATTCTCAGAAATCTAGTATTCAATGAAAATTATTCACGAAAGGTAATTCCTTTTATACAACCAAATTATTTTGAACAAAGAACTGAAAAAATAATCTTTCAAGAAATAGTAAATTTTATTGTCAAGTATGGTTCTGCTATTACTATTGAAGCACTCAATATTGAAGTAGAAAATCGTACTGATCTTTCTGATATTGAAATTAAAGAGATTCGTGAAATTGCAAAATCTCTAAATAATTTTCCTGTTGATGGGCAATGGTTGTTGGATACTACTGAGAAGTGGTGCCGTGATCGCGCTATATATCTGGCACTTATGGAATCAATCCATATTGCAGATGGTGAAGATGAAAAAAAGAACAGGGATGCAATTCCGTCAATTTTATCTAATGCCCTAGCAGTATCTTTTGATAACCATATTGGACATGATTATCTTCAAGATTATGAGGAACGCTATGAGTCATATCATAGGAAAGAAAACCGTATTCCTTTTGATATCGAATACTTTAATAAAATTACAAAAGGTGGTCTTCCTAATAAGACTCTTAACATCGCTCTTGCTGGCACAGGTGTTGGTAAGTCTCTTTTCATGTGTCATATGGCTAGCGCCTGTGTGCTTGACGGACGTAATGTACTTTACATTACAATGGAGATGGCAGAGGAGAAAATTGCTGAACGTATTGATGCAAACCTTCTTAACGTCCCGATTCAACAACTGGTAGATCTACCTAGACAGATGTTTGAAACTAAGGTTACAAATATCTCAAAGAAGACACAAGGAACTTTAATTATCAAAGAGTATCCAACTGCTTCTGCTCATTCGGGACATTTCAAGGCACTTCTCAATGAACTTGCTCTCAAGAAGTCATTTAGACCTGATATTATTTTCATTGATTATCTTAATATTTGTGCTTCCAGCAGGTATAAGTCAAACCTTTCCGTCAATTCATATTCATATATTAAAGCAATTGCTGAGGAACTTCGTGGACTTGCCGTTGAGTTTAATGTTCCTATTGTGAGTGCTACTCAAACTACTCGTAGTGGTTATGGTAATTCTGATGTGGAATTAACTGACACTAGTGAGTCCTTTGGTCTTCCTGCTACTGCTGATCTTATGTTTGCCCTTATTAGTACTGAAGAGTTGGAGGGGTTGGGACAGATTATGGTGAAGCAGTTGAAGAATCGATATAATGATCCCACTATCTACAAGCGTTTCATTGTGGGTATTGACCGTGCTAAAATGAGACTGTACGATTGTGAGCAGTCTGCACAAAAAGATATACTTGACTCTGGAAACGAAGACGAGTATAATGATTACGAAGACAAGAAACCCAAAAAGTCATTTGAAGGATTTAAATTTTAATGGAAACCGCTAAACACGTTAATTTTGATAAGTATGCTGAGTTTGTCGATGCCGTAACTTCTGATGCATCGAAGGACTTTCTTGCCCTCTCCGATCGTCTAGTTGCTCTGGATGAAAAGGGTGCTAATATTGAACGACTCCTAACTGCTTCTGTTGGTATCAATGCAGAAGGTGGTGAGTTTATGGAAATCGTCAAGAAGATGATCTTTCAAGGTAAACCTTATAATGAGGACAACCGTGAGCACCTGATTATTGAACTGGGTGATATTATGTGGTATGTTGCTCAGGCTTGTATGGCACTGGATACTACACTTGATGATGTAGTTGCTCGCAACGTTCAGAAACTTCTGAAGCGTTATCCTGAGGGTGCTTTTGATGTCTATTTCTCCGAAAACCGTGCTGCTGACGACCGATGAGTAAAGAAAAGAAAGTAACAATCAAGATGGATGCTCGTTCTGCAGCAGCAGTTCGTCAAGTTCTATTCGAATCCCAAGTAGGATATACTTATGATGAAGGAAGTGTTCCTCCTCGTATCTCTGATATCAGAACTGTGATTCGAGATATTGATGATAATCTTGCTTCTGTTCTAGGAGTCTAAATATTTGACCCCTTTGGGGTCTTTTGGGGATATAACTCAGTTGGTAGAGTGCGACCTTTGCAAGGTTGAAGTCAGGAGTTCGAGTCTCCTTATCTCCACTTATGCCCGTGTACTCCAACGGTAGAGAGGGTGGACTTAGAATCCATACAGTGGAAGTTCAAATCTTCTCACGGGCACTAAATATTTTAAAAAATGGCAAGTTCAAGTTACGGAGTTGATAATTGGAATAGAAATTGGAAAGGTAGTGATCACCAATCTACTGTGAAAAAGACTGTTAGCGTTTTCATTAAAAATGATAACGATGATTTTGAATCGGCGGGAGCATTATCACCAGGAACCGCAGTTACTTATATTGATTCATTAACTGAGAATCATTTGAGAGCAGCATTCAGAACTGCTGACGGCGAAGTTTATTATGGGAATGTAGATTATTTTGTTAAACCAAATTCTGCTCAGGCGCAGGCAATAAGATTGACCCCATCGAGTTTCGGATTAGCAAATCAAACATTTTTTTCAAGTGTTGACTATTATAATAGTATAATTTCCGCATTAAATTCTAGAAATGATATTCCTGGCGAATTATTTGATTATCTTTATGAATTATTAGATTATGCCTATCAAGGTTATGGTAATTATAATGGTATAAAAATGGATAATTTTCCTTGGGGTCCATTGCAAAATTCTTTTGGAGAAGTGATTGGGGCACTAGCTTGTGCTAGAAACAGAGATGGTATATTGAGTGGAATAGTAAATACTGCTGGTTTGGGTGGAGCATCGATTTATATATCTCCTGAGAGTGGAGCGCTATATGATTATAAATTAATAGTTGGTAATGATGAATATTTGATATCTGCTAAGTCTGCAAGAGGTGTTTCTAACCAGGTTAAACCTCAATTCGTTATTCCTTATATTACAGAATATAATTTAACTTCAACGACTGAGTATAGAGTTCTTCAATCACTGGCAGATGAGAGGGGTAGAAAGTCCACCGTACACGGTCCTTTTTACACTTGGAGAATTATTCAAAGTAACAATGAGATAACTGATGCTTGTATTGCTGATATAAACGCAAATTATACAAGTGGACCACAATCAAATAAAAAGATATCTGATCCTTCTATTTGGCAGAATTTTGTGAATATACATATTCCTTCTAAAAAAAGTAAATTAAATATAAAAAATGTTACCTATGGTGAAATTAGATATCAATGTGAACAATCTATTGAAAGTTGGTCAAAGAGTGGATCGCAAAATAGGGTCTTGAAAGAAATATTTGAAGTTTTTTTGAACAAATCTAGAATAATCTATGCTAAACTGAATTTGAACAAAACGACTGGAAGACCAACATTTACCGCCTCTGCTGGTGGTGGAACATCTTTGGTAAGAAACCTTTATTTAAGAACATCTAACTATGCAACAAGAACAGGCGATAGAATTGGTTTTCAGGTAAGTTAAATGAATAATCAACTCAAACCATTAATTAAAAATTTCAAAGGTAAAGATTTTAAAGACTTTGCTTTATATGTTTACTCCACATTGCAGAAGGAAATTGATTTAAAGAAGAAAAACCAGGACAAAGATAAATATATAAAGATTAGACAAAGTGTCTTAAACTACATTATTGCAAACGAACGAGCAATATCAGTTGAACTTAATAAAAAAAAGTAAGTAATGAAAAATTTTTTCCAGTTTTTAACCGAAACAACTGCTACCCAACAAGCAGCAAGACTTGGGTTGCAGGGAGATGGTCACGGCGGTTGGTATAAGGATGGAGAGTTTGTTGCAAAGACTGAAAAAGGTAGATTAAAATTTTACAATAAGCGTCAAGGAGTTGGTAAAGATCCTGCTCAGACAGAGACAGAAAAAAATATCTCAGATCCAAATTTTGTAGATCCTGCATTACAGCAGCAGGCACCTGCACCTCAACCAGTTGCTCAGGAAGCACCACCTGTTAATTTCCTTCCTGTTGAAAAAACAAAGGGAACTCTAACAGTTGCATTTGGTAGATTTAATCCTCCTCATTTGGGGCATCTTCAATTGATGGATACTGCTGCCGCATCAGCAGAACAAGAAGGTAGTGATTATATGATTGTTCCTTCTCGTAGACAGGATAAGAAAAAGAACCCACTTGATCCTGATACAAAAGTGTCACTTATGAGATCTATGTTTCCTCAACATAGTGAGAGGATTATGAATGATGCAAGCACTATAACTATTTTTGATGTTCTGAAAAAAGCACACAATGATGGATATACTAATGTGAGAATCGTTGGTGGTGCTGATACGGTAAATGAGTTTAATAAACTTGCCAACAATTATAATGGTAATCTTTATGCATTTGATAATATTGAAGTAGTTTCTGCTGGTGATCTTGATCCAGATTCCGAAGGTGTGGAAGGTCTTTCTGCTTCAAGAATGAGACTTGCTGCTGCGGAGGGAGATTTTAAAACATTTCGTTTGGGAATGCCTCCGGAAATGAGACCAAAAGATGCAAGAGCAGTTTTTGACATGGTTCGTGCTGCAATGGGTGTTCCTGATCAAGTTGCAGAAGTTTGGGAGATTGCTCCTAAGTTTGATCAAAGAACTCTCCGTGAAAATTACGTTAGTGAAGCAATTTTTAAGGTTGGGCAATTGGTTGAGAATCTTAATACTGGTTTAATTGGAAGAATCATTCGCAGAGGAACAAATTATCTTATTTGTGTCACAGAAGATCATATTATGTTCAAGTCTTGGATTAAGGATGTAATGGAATCAAAACTTACAAATATAAGTGGTGTTCCTTCTGATCAAAGACTTGTTGGAACTGATGCTTATCGTGAATATGTTGAGACGATGGTTCCTGGACGTATTTGGGGAAGACAATTCATAAATAAGTATAGAAAAAAGTAAGTAAACAATCTTTCTCCAATGAGTAACAATATTTTTGAGGAACTTCCATCCAGAAAAGGTGGTAAAGCAAAACCTGGTGCTGATGCTGCTGCTGGTATTGAAAAGAAGGCAAGACAACTTGTTTATGACGCTCGTTATGAAACTAAAGAAATGCTGGTAGGTAAAGATCCAGCAACTCAGGAAAGACTAATTCTTCAAAGAATTGCCAAATCAAATGCAATTCCTGCTGTAAAGTTAAGAGCAAGGCAAATGGTTTCTAAAAGAGCCGCTGTTGCAGAAGACTTTATTCCTATGATGGAGGATGCTGCTGCAATTAATATTGCAAATGCAATGTTCAAAGTATTTGTTGAGGGTGTTGAGGAAGTTGTTCCTGATTACTTAGAGGAACTCAATTCACTTGGAGATAAGAAGTATAAAATTAGAGTTACTGATACTAAAACTGGAAACTCTTATGTAAGATATGGAACTCGTGATAAGATCACTCAACTAAGAGCAAAAGGTCTTAAAGTTGAATTGACTGAATATGGTGAACCAAGAGAAGGTGAAAGAAAGCGTGGGGAGGAAACTGCTCGTGCTACTGGTGGCGGCCGCCGTAGTGGTAAAAAACCAAAACTAGATCCAGTTGGTAAGGAAGATAGTGATCCAGATAATGATGGTAATCATAATGATCCAAATGACAAATACATTATGAAGCGTCGTGCTGCAATTGGTAAGGCAATATCCATAAGAAACGAAGAGTTTCTTGCTGATGGAACCGAAAGTACAGAGGGGCAAGGTAAGAAACTAAATCCAACCAAAGTTGACAATTATTCTTCTGGTGTTGTTAAAATTTCTCCAGAAGATGGGACTCAATCTGATACGAAGGGTCCAAAAGCAGTTTATGCACATACAGAACTTGAAGGTGAATTGATTGCTGAAAAGGCGATGAGTAAATCGCAGCAGCGTTTTATGGGAATGGTTTATGCCCGTAAAAAGGGTGAGATGAAAAAAGGTGAGGCATCACCTGAGGTTGAAGCATCCGCTAAGGGTATGACTAAAAAAGAGGCAAAGAAGTTTGCTAAAACAAAGCATAAAGGTCTTCCTGAAAAAGTAAAGGAAGAAAAGGAATGTGATTATGATGAGAAGAAGGATACTCGTGGAGATTATACGAAAATTAATTTAATTAAAAATAAGTTGAGATCAATGGGTGCTAAAAATCCTATCGTAATGGTCGCTAATGAAAATGTTGAAAAGGGTCCAATTCTTCCTGGTGAAAAAGGTAAGAGAATTTATCCTAAGGGTCAAGAACCAAAGGCAACTGGTGCAAAACTTCCCCCCCTTCAAAATGCTGGTTTTGAACCAACAGGTAATGTAATCTCTGAAAGAGAGTTTGATGAACCAGGTGAAGAGGATTGGAGACCAGATGTTCGTGCTCACAATAAAGCAGTAGGATATAACAAGTATAGAGGACCTCGTAAACCAAAACCAGAAAATCCTGGACCTGGATCACAAGCTAAACCAGCAGATTGATAAATAAGCCAGGACACTCTTCGCACGGAGGCCATTATGGGCGCAGTAGTAGCAGTGGTAAAACCACTTCTGATTCAGATTGCGACACACCCAGCAGTTAAAAATCTTGTTGTTGAACTTTTAACTAAGTATGTAAAATCCACTGATAATAGTATTGATGATGTGGTTCTTGAATTGGTTAAAGAGAAACTCTTTACACCACAAGCATGATTACTTGCTTTGTAACTAACTGGGGAGTAACCATTGTTCTTGGTCTATTACTAACTGCTTCCGAGTGGTTAGCAAAAACAAAAAGATTTGAGGAAAATGGATTACTTGATTTAACAACAAATTTTCTAAGATTAGTTTTACGTAAAGGAGGCCAAAAGTAAAGGTCTCCTTTTTTTATAAATATCAATATAAAAGAATTATAGGGTAAGGAAACATGTCTCTTTGGGGCAATAAAGATTTAGTTGGACAGGCTGGAACCGTTCAAATCAACCTTTCAACAGAAGTTATCACTGGTACTGGAACTACTTTTGCTACTACTGGATTTACTGTAAGTGAAGGTGATGTTATTGTAGTTGGTGCTGGCGCAACCTATGGTCACGCAGTTATCTCATCTGTAACAAGTAACACTATTGCATCGATCGCAACAACTCAATATTTGATTCCTCACCCAACAACTGGAATCATCACAGCAGCATCTTATTTCATTACACAAAGACCTATCTATTCAATTGAAGATTCTGTTTATAAAGCACCTGATGCAAAATCAAACAGATATTCTTCAGTCTTTGGTGTAGATACGGCTGAGGCGACAGTTGCTGGTGTAACAACTGTTAGCGGTAAAGCAGCGGCATATAAAGTTGCTCACGCTGGTTGGGTTGGAGTTACTACATATACTGATATGCATGGTAACTTCAGAGTTAAGTCTGAAACGTTAGTTGCTGGAAGTATGATAACTGGTGACGCCGTTGATGATACCAGATTCCCAGACGCCTGATAATATGGTATGAGATTTGACGAGTTGAATGAGGGCAACTATTTGCTCTTTGCTATAAAATTCTACAATAACCCTCAGGCAGTCACCAGAGATGATTTTGAGGCGGATTTGAAACGTATTCGTTATATTAAAAGATTGCTGAAAAGATATAAAAATACTGGTGAGTTGAAGGTTCATTTAATATTAAATCATCTTATCATCTTGTTTAATGTATTTGATGATGCGACAGTTCCTCTGCTTTTTTATCATCTAGAACAAGATCTTTGGCCAGCAATTAAAAGTTTTTTAGTTTTTCTGAATCGTATTCCAGAATATCCTAGAACTAGAATTAATGAAATTGATTTAGATGATAATTGTTTAAAACAACTGCAAACAATCTAATGGATATCGAAAGAGTTATTGATATTGTTCGTACTCTTAAAGAGGAAAACGGCGGAATGAGTCTTGGTGCTGGGCAGATTGCTGGAACAGTAGAGGCGGGTGATGATCCCCCAGTTGATTTAAGGAAAAAGAATGCAAGAGGTTGGAATATCTTTTTTAGAGGTCTTGTAAAACAAAATCGTAAAAAGAAAAGGAAGTCCTAAAATGTTCGGCAATAATTCTGAGGTTCAACTAGCCGTGCTTCAAGAAAGATTTAAAGCACATGAGCAGATTATTGATAAAGTCGATACTGCTATTCAAACTCTAAGTGAAACAAATCAGAATATTTGTAAAATGCTTGCCGTTCATGATGAAAGAATAAGTGTTCAAGCAAAAGTAGATGAAGATATTTGTAAAAAGGTTGATGATATTGAATTAAAGGTTGATGGATTATATAAATTTAGGTGGCAAGCTGGTGGAGTTATTGCTGTAATAGTTGCTCTGATTGGGATTATAAACGCATTTGTTCCCAGACTATTGACTCCTGCCCCTGCCCCTGCTACAATAGAGCGAACGAAGTAATATCCTTTCATAATGGATTTGGTTGATTCCAAGTATATTGGATTAGTTTCATCACGCCTACAAAAATTTAAGAGGGTCAAAGCGGATCTCTACAACTTCCGCTGTCCTATCTGTGGGGATTCCCAACGTAATAAAAACAAGGCACGTGGGTACATTTACTCGGTCAAGAACAATACCAACTTTAAGTGCCACAACTGTGGCGCTAGTTTGTCCTTCAATAACTTTCTAAAAGAGATTGACCTTACACTTCATAAGCAATACACACTTGAAAAGTTTAAAGAAGGGCATACTGGAAAAAACTTTGTTGTTGAAGAACCAAAGTTTGATTTTAAGAAACCAGTATTTAAAAAATCACTGGATTTGCCAAAAGCATCTACTAATCCAGTTGCAAAAGAATACTTGGAGAAAAGAAAACTTAATCCAGAAAAGTTTTACTTTGCTAACAAATTTAAGGAGTGGACTAACTCTCAAAAGAAAACTTTTGATACTATTGGTAAGGATGAAAGACGCATAGTTATACCAATGTACGATCAAAATCATGATCTTATTGGTTTTCAAGGAAGAGCACTCGGTCCAAACTCTGTTAAATATATCACTGTGATGCTTGATGAGGAGGCACCAAAAATTTATGGTCTCAATACAGTCAATGAAAAATTACCAATCTATGTGGTTGAAGGACCCTTTGACAGCACTTTTGTTGACAATGGCGTGGCTTTATGTGGTAGTGATGGTGATGTTAGTTGTCTTCAAGGAAGCAGTATTGTTTTTGTTTATGATAATGAGCCCCGTAATAGAGAAATTGTCAATCGCATTAGCAAATGCATATCAAGAGGAGAAAAAGTCGTCATCTGGCCAAGCGAAATTGTAGAAAAGGACATTAATGATATGGTCCTCTCTGGACTTAATATTATGGATGTGTTAAAATCAAATACCTACTCGGGTTTAGAGGCAAAAATTAAGTTTAACAACTGGAAGAAAATATGAGTAACGGAACTAAGGTTATCAAGAGAGATGGTAAAACAGAACTTCTTGATTTGAATAAACTCCACATCATGGTGGAAGAGGCATGTAAGGATCTTGCTGGGGTTTCTACATCTCAAGTTGAAATGCAATCAGGCATTCAATTTTACGATGGCATCACAACAGCAGAGATTCAGGAGATTCTGATTCGTTCTGCTTCTGATCTGATTGATTTGGACCATCCTAACTATCAATTCGTTGCTGCCCGTCTACTGCTGTTTGCTCTTCGTAAACAATTGTATGGGCGTATGCATGAATGCCCAACAGTGAAGCAGCACGTGCTTCGTGCAGTTGATAGGGGTGTGTATGATGCTGAAATTCTTGATCTTTATACTGATGAAGAGTTTGATAAACTTGAATCGTTTATTGATCATAGTCGTGACTATTTGTTCACGTATGCTGGACTTAGGCAAGTAGTGGACAAGTATCTTGTACAAGACAGAAGTACTGGAGAACTTTATGAAACTCCACAGTTCATGTATCTCTTGATTGCTGCTACTATTTTTTCTAAGTATCCAAAAGAAACACGTTTAGATTACGTCAGGAAATACTACGATGCAATCTCAAAGCACAAAATCAATATCCCAACACCAATCATGGCGGGAGTGCGAACTCCACTTAGACAATATGCTAGCTGTGTCCTTGTTGATGTTGATGACACCCTCGATAGTATCTTTACTAGTGATATGGCTATTGGCAGATACGTTGCACAGAGGGCGGGGATCGGCATCAACGCTGGTCGCATCCGTGGCATCAACAGTAAAATCAGAGGGGGAGAAGTTCAACACACGGGTGTTGTACCATTTCTCAAGAAGTTTGAAGCAACTGTCAGATGTTGCACGCAAAATGGCATACGAGGTGGATCCGCGACAGTACACTTCCCAATCTGGCACCAAGAAATAGAAGATATTCTAGTATTGAAAAATAATAAAGGAACTGAGGATAATCGTGTTCGTAAGTTAGATTACTCTATTCAAATCTCTAAACTGTTCTATGAACGATTCATCCGCAACGAAGAGATTTCCCTCTTCTCGCCCCACTCAGTTCCTGGTCTGTATGATGCTTTTGGAACTGATTCTTTTGACGACTTATATGTACGTTACGAACGAGATCAGTCTATTCCAAGAAAGACTATCGGAGCTCAAGAACTATTTCTAGATCTACTCAAAGAACGTGCAGAAACTGGTCGTATTTACATTATGAATATTGATCACTGTAACTCTCACTCATCTTTTATTGATAAAGTTGAGATGAGTAATCTGTGCCAAGAAATTACTCTTCCAACTAAACCACTTCAACACATTGATGATATTGATGGTGAAATTGCTCTTTGCATTCTTAGTGCTATCAATGTTGGCAAAATCAAGAGTAATGAAGATCTTGAAGTTCTTTGTGATCTTGCCGTTCGCTCTCTTGATGAACTCATTGATTTTCAAGGATACCCAGTTAAAGCAGCAGAAATCGCCACCAGAGCACGTCGTTCACTTGGGGTAGGTTTTATTGGTTTAGCACACTATCTTGCCAAGCACGGCGAGCACTATAATGATCCTGGTGCCTGGAAACTGGTACACGATCTCACTGAGGCGTTCCAGTATTATCTGATTCAAGCAACAGTAAACCTTGCAAAAGAAAAGGGTGCTTGTGAGTATAGTCACAGAACCAAGTATGGGCAGGGAATTCTCCCAATTGATACATACAAGAAGGACGTTGACGAAATCGTCCCCAACGAGTTAAAATATGATTGGGAAGGTCTTAGAGCACAGGTTAAACAATATGGAGTCAGGAACAGCACTCTGTCCGCACAGATGCCATCGGAGAGCAGTTCCGTTGTGTCAAATGCCACCAATGGCATCGAACCTCCTAGGGGATACTTGTCCGTTAAGAAATCGAAGAAAGGACCACTTAAGCAAATTGTTCCACAGTATCAAACTCTTAAGAACAATTATACGCTTCTTTGGGATATGCCTAGCAATCGTGGTTACATTCATATTGTTGCTGTTATGCAAAAGTTCTTCGATCAAGCGATTTCTGGAAACTGGTCATATAATCCAGAAAATTATCCCGATAATGAAGTTCCTACTTCAGTAATGGCGCAGGACCTTCTGACTACATATAAGTACGGTTGGAAAACCAGTTATTATCAAAATACTTATGATAATAAAACTGATGAAGTTGAAGAAACTCGTCAGTCACTTGAAAATTTAATTTCCGATATTCTAGAAACGGAGGAGGAAGATTGTGAGTCTTGTAAGATTTAAAACAGGTTTGGAGGAAAAAGTAGTGGTCGAATCAATGACCGTTTTCAATCCTCAGGAAGTAGATACTAAAAAGCAACCTATGTTTTTTGGTCAACCACTAGGAATTCAAAGATATGATTCTTACAAATACCCAATCTTCGACAAACTAACAACACAACAACTGGGTTATTTTTGGAGACCTGAAGAAGTTTCTCTTCAAAAAGATAGAGGTGATTATCATATGCTTCGCTCTGAGCAGAAGCATATTTTCACCAGTAATTTGAAATATCAAGTTATGCTTGATTCTGTTCAGGGTCGTGGTCCTGGTATGGCGTTCGCGCCTTACTGTTCTCTCCCTGAACTGGAAGCGTGTATGAAAGTTTGGGAGTTTATGGAGATGATCCACTCCCGCTCATATACTTACATCATCAAGAATGTTTATTCAGATCCTTCTGAGGTTTTTGATACTATTCTTAGTGATGATCGTATCGTAGAACGTGCTGTTAGTGTTACTGAGGCATATAACGATTTCATCAATAGTGCTCAGCATTATGGTTCAACTAATGAATGGATTCATGCATTAGAACAAGTACCATACGCACAAGAGGCAAGGTATGAACTTAAAAGAAAACTATTCAGAGCAGTTGCAAACGTTAATATTCTTGAAGGTATTCGCTTTTACGTCAGTTTCGCTTGCAGTTTTGCGTTTGGCGAACTCAAGCTTATGGAAGGAAGTGCAAAGATCATCTCACTAATTGCTAGGGATGAAAATCAACATTTAGTTATCACTCAGAATATTCTAAACAAATGGAAAGAGGGTGATGATCCTGAGATGGCACGTATTTCCAAAGAAGAAGAGCAGTGGGTCTACAAGACCTTTGAGAATGCAGTAAATCAAGAAAAACTTTGGGCAGAGTATCTGTTCAAGGATGGATCGATGATTGGTCTCAATGACAAACTGTTACAGCAGTATGTTGAATGGATTGCAAACCGTAGAATGAAGGCAATTGGACTTAAACCACTTTATGATATTTCTGCAAAAAATAATCCACTTCCTTGGACTGAGCATTGGATTAGTTCTAAGGGTCTTCAAGTTGCACCACAAGAAACAGAAGTCGAATCTTATATTGTCGGGGGAATCAAGCAAGATGTTACCAAAGATACTTTCTCAGGATTCCAATTATGATGAATGGGTAGAACAAGAAATTATTAGTGCTTATAAAGATGCTGCTGAAGCAGATCTTTTTTTATTTGGTGATTATGATTACTCTTATGTTTGGAAAGATTCTAAAAGTAACGATGTGTATTAAATTTATAGGGGGGATCTTCGGATCCCCCTTTTTTTATAAATACCTAAAAAGGTAGTCGGTAGGCGATGAAGTCGTTTCAGAATTTTGCATATAATATTGTAGAGGAACCTCGCAAAGCATATGGTAAACCGAGTCATTTTGATGCACAAGGTGAACCAATGTATACAAAAAGACCTGGACCAAATGAACCAGGTCGTAGAGCACAGGTTCAAAAATCACCTAAAACAGTTACACAAGTAAAGGGTGAAATTGCAGCAGCAAAAAGATTTGCTGGTGCAAGATCTGGTGGATTGGATACTAGAAATGTACCATCTTTTGTAACTCAAAGAAGACAAGAAAGAGCAAGTAAATTACTTGGACCAAATCCTTGGGATATGCCAGGTGGTGCTGGTGCTGGTCAAAAAACTTTTGATCGTGGAATGAGAAAACTTGTTCCATCACCTAGTCCTTCAAGAGGTCATAGAGAAAGAGCACTTAGAGATTTCATTAATCAGTCATCAAAAGAACTCGGAACTTCTACTGATGATATTATTGCAGATGTGATACGTGGAAAATCTGCATCACCAGATCCTTGGAAATCATCCGAAACTGCAACAACACCCCCAAAACCAAAACCAGTAAGTCAGGCTGAAGTTTCTAAGAAGCAGGCATCATATAGAGCTTCTCAGAAACCTCCATCACCACCTAAGACTGAACTTGGTGGAACTAAAAAAGCAGTTTCTTTTTCTACTCCAACTAGATCAAAATCACCTAGTTCTTCGAGAACTTCTGTTTTAGATGTTAAGGCAACAGAAGTAAAGGGAACTAAGGTTGTAGAACCAAAAGCAAAAACATTACCAGGTTTAAAACTAGGTACAGAACCTGCTGGTCCATTAGTATCTAATCGTCCAGGCGAGTCTAAAACAATTAGACCACAAAAAGGACCTGGAAGAACTGGTATTCTTGGAAAACCAAAAGCTGGACAAATGGTTGGTGCAAAGATTGAACCAGTAAAAGTTGCTGACGTTACTCCTAAGACTCCGAAGATTACTGGTCAAGGCGTTGTAAAAACAAAACCTCTTTCTATACCAGCACCACCTAAACCTGTTGTGCAGGCAAAGACTAATTTAAAACCAGCACCAGTAAAAGTACAGAAACCAACAGCATTAAAAATTCCAAGTCCTGCTGCACCAAAAATTAAACCACTTTCTGCCACAAGAACTACACAGTCGCAAAGACTTGCTGATACCGTAATTAAAGCATCTAAACAAATTAGATCTGATATCGCAGCAGAAAGAGCATCAGAAAGAGCAAAGATGATGAAGGGTCTTGGCACTGCTGGAAAAGTTCTTGGTGCTGTTCAAACTGGAATTGAAGCGAAGAAAGGTTATGATATTGCTAAGGCAATGGGTAGTAGTGAAAGAAGATCAATAGGTGCTGGTGCCGCAAGAGCTACTGGAAGCGTTCTTGGTGGTGTAGTTGGGGGAACACTTGGATCTGTTGCTGGACCAATTGGATCTGCTGTTGGTGCAACTGCTGGAATAACCATAGGATCGCAACTTGGATCAAGAGCATATGATGTAATTACTGGTGATCCTAAGAAAAAGGTAACGACTCAGGGTGTTCTCACTAATATTAGAAAGGCAGTTCCACAAGAAATCAGAGCACAAGTACCTCAAAATGTAAGAAAAGGATTTACTGATTTTGTAAAGTCTGCTGGAAGAACTTATGGTGATTGGCAGAGATCACAACAACCCAATAAGTGAAGGTGTTTTTTATAAATAAATTTATAGGAAAAAAGTAATTAAAATGTCCGATTTTACATCAAAAGACCATAAAGGTTTGATGGAGGCGTATGCTTCGATTTATCAACAACCAGAACAAGTAATTGAAGAACGAGTAGATCAAGAGATTTATTATGAAAATGTAGAAATTGATTTAGATTTTCTTGTTGATGTAGTTGTTGAGCATTTAATTGCTGAGGGGTATACCAAAACAGAAAATCAAGCACTTGATATTATTCCACACATTAGCGATGCTTGGTTGGATAACATTATTGAATCTATTGTTATCAAAGAACATTTTCTTGATTGTGTAAACTCTCTTGTAGAAGAAGGATACGATCTGAGTTCATATACTTGGGATGAGTTATACGAAAACTATAATTCACATTTAACTACTTGTTTAAATGAGGTTGCTCCCGCACTAGCAGCAGCTCCACTTGCTTGGCCTGCAATTGCTGCTGGCGGCACAGCTCTCATTGGTGGTGCTGCAAAATTGTTGCAGGGTATGCAGAGACAAAAAACAGATCCAGCATCCCAAAGATGGTTAGAAACTGGTTCTTATGCTTCTAAAAAACAAACACCTAAGCAACGAAGAGATACTTCCCAACAAAGAAGGCAGCAGGCAGCAGAGAGACTGAGACAGAAACAGCAGGCACAACAAACAGCACAAAAACCACCTGCACAACCTGCACAACCATCAGGACAACCATCAGGTAGCGCAACGTCAGGTGGTGCTTCCTCAACTCCACCAAGTGGTCCAACCCCACCAAAAGGACCAAAAATTGATCCATTACAAACTGTAAAAGATCTTTTTAAATCCGGCAAAGAATTTGTTGGTAAGGGTAAAGGACCACTAAGTCAAGTTTTAGGAAAACCAGCACGTGAAAGATTTTTTGGAACAACTCGTGCTGGGCAAATAACCAGAGGTGCAACAGTAGGTGGATTATCTGCTCTCGATATCGGTGGAAAAATTGCAGATCCTTCCAAACCAAGTTTAGTTTCTAAGTTGGGTTCTTTTGGACCAGGTGCTACTGGAACAGTTTTACAAGGTTTAGGTAATATTCCTGGTGTTAAGGGAACTTCTTTGGGAACAGGTACGAGAGGTACAGGTCAAGCATTTAGACAAGTTGGTAGGGAGATGAGGGATCAAGGAAAAACGACACCATCTTCTTCTGGTAGTCAAGGTTCAACTCCTGTTATTAAAAACGGACAAATCGTAGGATGGAAATAAAATGAAAAATAAATTTTCTTTACACGAGGCAGCAGCAGAAGGATCTTTTGTTTTACAAAATCAAAGACCAGGTAAAATTGTTAATGGAAAGTTTGTTCAGATTAATGTTGGCGCTTTGTCGGCAGCAGATAGAAAAAAATTAGAATCTGATTTAAGTCGATATGCTGCTGAAAGAGAGCGTAAATTTGGTAAGGGTCAACTGCAAAAAGACCTTCAAACATCTCAAAGAGTAGCAAAAGAGCAGCAAGCAAAAAGAAAAGCAGAGGCTGAAGCAAAAGCGAAAGCACAAAAACCTGCTACTACCCCCGCTAAACCCGCTACAACCACACCAGCAGCACCTTCTCCTGCGCCCGCTAAACCCTCTGGAACAACCCCTGCACCCGCTCCTGCCCCCGCTAGACCCTCTGGAACAACCCCTGCGCCCGCTCCTGCCCCCGCTAGACCCTCTGGAACAACCCCTGCGCCCGCTCCTGCGGCGCCCAAATCATCACCAGTAGCGGCGTATATGAAGGCTGCTGCCGATGCTAGAAAGAGCGGAGACCCTGCTCAGATGGCGAAGGTAAGGGATATGGGTATGGATATTTGGAGAAAATCAAATCCAAAACTTGCTGCTGCCGCTGATGAAAGAGCAAGAATTCGTGGAACTGCTCAGACTGATAATCCTCTTATGAAAGATATGAGAGGTGGTCTTTCTCTCACTCCTAGTGTTCAGGCACCAGCAGTTAAGAATCTTGGATCTGGGCAACAATCACTTTCCCAGAATCCTAATGCAGCAATTGCCGCAACTCCAAAACCACAAGTTCCACCAGTCACTGTAAGTAAGGATGCTACAATGAACAAAACTGCTGATGAATTATCTAAGAATCCATTAAAAAAACAAGAAGTAAAGAAAGAGGCATATGATATTGTTCTAGATTATCTTCTTTCTGAGGGTCACGCTGATACCCTTTCAGAAGCACATTATGTAATGCTGCAAATGGATGCTGAGCATATTCAGAATATTGTTATTCAAGAGCGTGCTTGGTGGGATCCTGCTGGTCTTTTTATGACTAAAAATGAAAAAGCAGTAGAAAAGGCAAAATCAACTGCAACTGGTGCTGGTGGATCTTATAATCCCAATACTGGTAGAACTTACAATCCAACAGCAAAAGATCAATCTCGTGCAACTGGTGTGATTGCACCAAGAGGTGGTATTGTTGGAACTATGGAACCAGGCAAACCAGAAACTTGGCAGAGATATGCACCAGGTTCTGATGCTTTTAGAAGACAGAACATTGACCGATATGTAACTGTTCGTGGTCGTGATCAAATAATACAAGATGGTTTAAAAAATCGTGCAATGGCAGATAAGGCAAAAAGAGATGCTGCTGCTGATGCTGCGTTTGATAGAAAGTATGGTGTAAATCAACCAGCTGGAGATGAATTTGCAGGTGCTCGTAAAAATACGAGAACTGTTTCACAACCTGGTGCTTCTACACCTGCCGCTACAAGACCTAGCACAAGACCTGCTGTAAAACCAGTTGCTACTGCACCAAAACCAAAACCTCAACCACCAACCATTCAGTCTAAGAATGTAACTGCTACTGGAACTTCTTATGAAAGAAGAACTCCAACTTCGGCAGAACTTGCCGCCGCTAAGGCAGCAGGTGGTGGTGAGGCAGGTGTAAAGGCGGCGGTTGATGTTGCCAAATCAAATAAAGTTGCTGCAACGTCACCAACTCCCGACCTCAAACCAGAGGCACCCAAAAAGAGAGAAAGTCTTGCTGCTCAGGTGAAAGATCTTCAAACAATGCGAAAAGCAGCAGAAGAGAGAAACAAATAATTCAAAGAGGGTTTCGACCCTCTTTTTTATTACCTAGTAATTGCCTTTTTAACTAATGCAGTGCCTTCTACAACTCTTGTTGCAGTTCCATCTGATTTTTTTAAAAGTACATCATAAAAATATTTTCCAGGTTTTATAGAAGAACTTGTTGAAGAACTTAGAGAAATTTTGACCCTTCCACTTTCTCTGTCATTTCCAAAATCTATTGCAAAATCAGCACTTTTTGTAGAAGACTCATACTTCTTAAGTTGAGCACATCCTTGATATCCAGTTAAATTTAAAGCACTATTAGTTTGACTATCTTCTAAAAGAAAAGTTTGTTCAAAATCTGTTCCTGTATGAATTACAATATTGCTAGTATATACTGTCATTTTTCTTTTTAATTATTTATTTTTAGAAACATCCCGTTGAAATTCCTCCTCTAACTAAAACATTTCCCTCTACACCAATTGTTTTACTTCCATTCGGACGCACTAACAAGAGATCATAAACATATCTTCCAGGTTTTATAGTTGTAGTAATTGTACTTGCCATTGATATTTGAACTCTACCTTCCGCAGCACTTGTAATTCCAACAGTAAACGCTTTAAAAGAACTTGTCTCTGGGCTTTTTCTCATATAACAACTTGCACCAAAACCAGTGAGATTTACTGGCAGTCCTCCTGACTGTTCAAGTTCAAATATTTCACTAAAATCGTCATTGGTATCTATTACAAGATTTCTTACATATACTGACATTTCTAGTATAAGACTTTATTGAATATTTATCAAGCCCTTGACAAACACTCAAAATATAAGTAGAATCCCTTTGTTCCCGTTGAAGATAAATAATAGCTCATAAAGATCTTATAGTATGAGTTATGAAAACCCTTGGAGATTCAATGGAGAAATTTTTGAGTCTTCTGATATTCAAGACAATTTTGGTTTTGTATATCATATTCATTGCAATAAAACTGGTCGTAGTTATATTGGTAGAAAATATTTCTGGAGTTTCCGCACACCAAAAGGAAAATCTAGAAAGGTTAAATCAGAGTCAGATTGGAAGAATTATTATGGATCATGTCCCGAACTCAAAGTCGATGTTAAACTTTGGGGCAAAGCATCCTGCAACAGAACAATACTTAGCCTCCATAGAACAAGAGGACAATGTAACTACGAAGAGACAAAACAGCTCTTCCTAAATAATGTGTTGATCGAGTCTCTTGACGATGGAACGCCGGCGTACTACAATAGCAATATTCTAGGACGCTACATGCGAAAAGATTATGGAAACTTTGGAAAAGACTCTTCAGACAACTCATGATTGGGCAGTTGACCGCATTCATACTCTCTGTGAAGAAAATATTGAGAATGCCCATGCGATTCAATCTGAATTTAGTGAATGGTTGAATCCAGATATTTTAAATCATGATATTTTCTCATTAGAGTTCATAGGAGAGGAAGATGACACTTGACCTTCACAACTTTTTTAAGTTTTACGACGAAAACAATTCAAATCATGTAGCAGCAGTTCAATGGTTAGAGGATAACCTACCTGCTCAATTTCTGGATGATTCAGAGACTGATTGGATTGGAATGTATAGAACTAAACCACCAACTCCGGAAGTTCTTGCAGTTCCATACTTTAATCAAGTAGACAACTACAGAGATGCACAAAGAACTTGTAACAGTTCATCGTGTGCTATGTGCCTTGCTTTCCTCAAACCAGGGAGCATTAAAGGTGATGATGAATATGTTAAGAAAGTATTTGCAATTGGTGATACTACCGACCATGCTGTACAGACGAAAGTTCTCTCAGGTTATGGTATTAAGTCACATTTTAGTTACAATCTTTCTTTTTCAGATATTGATAAGAGCCTTGATAGAGGAAAACCAGTTGTCATCGGTATCCTTCATAGAGGCTCTTTAACTAGTCCAACTGGTGGACATATGTGTGTAGTCATCGGTAAAACACCAGATGGTAAGGGGTATTATATCAATGACCCATATGGTTCACTCAACGATAACTATACTGGTCCAGTCACAAATGGTAAGAAGACCATTTACACCAAAGCAGTTCTCAAGCATCGTTGGTGCCCAGGAGGAAATGATGGCTGGGGAAGAATCTTCGACTAATTTCAAAAGAAAGATACTTAAAGTAATTAAGGATCTTACAAATCATGGTAAGCATGTAGAAGCAAATCAATTGTATCAAAAGTATTTCGGAGAATCAAATGGCAAGAATTGACCTGCACAACTTCTTCAAGTTTTATGACGAGAAGAATCCTAATCACGTGAAAGCAGTTCAGTGGTTAGAAGATAACCTACCTGTTAAGTTTCTTGAGGATGACGTAGATTGGGCGGACATTTATCGTGGAAAAAAGGGTAATGCGGCACCAGCATCAGCACCATCTGCTGCCGCTTCTGTATCTGGTGGTGACGATATGCCTATGATGGGTCTTAAATTAATCAAAGAGTTTGAAGGATGCCATCTTAAAGCATATCCAGATCCTTTGAGTGGTGGACTTCCAATCACAATTGGTTGGGGTTCAACTCGCAAGAAGGATGGTGGACCATTCCAACTTGGAGATCAAATCACGCAACAAGAAGCAGATGAACTACTGATTAGTCAGTGCAAGAACCAATTTCTTCCTGCACTTCGTAAAATCCCACATTGGAATGAAATGTCAGATGGAAAAAGAGGCGCTCTGCTCAGCTTTGCTTATAATCTTGGTGCCGGTTTTTACGGTGGTGATAACTTTAATACTATTACTAAACGCCTGAAGAATAAGGAGTGGGACTTAGTTCCCGATGCGCTTTATCTCTACCGCAATCCTGGTTCAAATGTAGAAGCAGGACTAGCACGTAGAAGAAAGGCAGAAGGTGAAGCATGGAAAAAAGGATAAATAGTTAAAATCAATACTGATTCTTGATCTTAAATGGTCTGAATCTACATACCCCGAGTCCTCTGTGACTTGGTGAATACTTTACTTTTAAACAACTTTAGTTTGTTTCGTTTAGTACACACTGAGTCATAGAGGACTTTTTATGTCTTACGCTAAGAAGGCGCTTGTTTTAGCGTCTGCTCTTTTAATGGGAGCACCAACTGCATTTGCAGATACTATTTCTGGTACAGATTTTGAGTCTGGAAATACGTCAGGATGGAATACTGGAACTCAAACGGGAACATTAGACAGCACAATCACAGGACAGGGAACAGGTGTTAGTGTTGTCGATAATCCAGTAATCTTTAATGCACCTTCTCACGGAGCAGTAGGAAGTCCAACTCTCCAAGATGGTTCTCCTAACCCATACCACGCACCCGCAGTAACACCAACAACTTGGGAGTTTGCTCCTTATGGAGATGCTGGTGCTGCATTACAACCAAATGGTCAAGCAACATTTAACCAAGCAACAGAAGCACTTGGATTAACTGTGGCAGAAAACCAAGCAATCAAAGATCTTCTTATCCAACAACAACAAGCATCTGGATTAGGAAATCCAAATCCAACTGATGCTGCTTGGATTACAAAGTCAGTGACTTTGCAAACTGGGACAGTTTATACAATGTCTTGGAACTATATTGGAACTGATTATGTTCCTTTCAATGATGGTTCTATCACATCACTTGTTTATCAGGGAACAGGTTCATCTCCAACAGTAACAGTTAATAATCAACTTCAAAACTATGCATTACTTGGATTTACCAATCCAGGAACAGGTGACTATTCAACTGGAACTTATGGTTCTACTGGATGGCAGTATTCGACATATCAAGTAGGATCTGATGGTGATTATCTCTTAGGATTTGCAGTATTCAATCTTGGAGACACTGCATTATCACCAGTTCTCTTAGTTGATAGTCAGCCTGGAACTACAACACAGAATGGTCAAGCATTTACACCTGTTGCTCCAAACAATCCAGATGCACCATCTGTTGATGAAGTAGCACCAACCCTAACTCCTGAACCAGAACCTACACCAGAACCAGAACCTACACCAGAACCAGAACCTACTCCTGAACCAGAACCCACTCCTGAACCAGAACCCACTCCTGAACCTACACCTGATTCAACTCCAACCCCAGATCCCACATCAGAACCCACTCCAACACCTGAACCTACACCTGAGACAACACCAGAACCAGAGCCAACACCAGAACCAGAGCCCACTCCTGAACCACAACCACCAACATTATTAAACTCTGTAACTGTTCCTGCACCTGGACTTCCTGTTGTTGTCACTACTGAGGTGACTCATACTTCATCTGAAAAGGATGGAGTTCAAAAGATTAGAAGAAATTTTGCAACTACAAGTCAAACTCCTCTATTACAGCAAGACACGTATAGTGATGGAACTGTTATAAGTTCATTACTTCTTTCTGTTGATACAAACAATACTCACGATGTTCTTTCTGGACGTATTGATCAACACGAAATTTTAGATAAAATTGGTGGTGGATTACAAAATCTTTTCATTCACGAACCATCTCAACCAACCACAGATAAAGTAAGAGTATTCAGCAACAATTATTATGCTTGGTCTTATGGTGATTATGGATACACTGGTAAATCTCTGATTATTGGTGGTGGATTAGAAATTGATATCAAACCAACTTGGACTATTGGTGGTCAGTATAATAATGTTAATATTGATTTAGGTGGTGTTGATAGTACTTCTAGTCTTGTTAAAAGTCATTATGGTTTCTTTAATATGTTCCGTGGAAATACATTCTCACTCTTAACTAATGCTGGTTTCTCTCAGAACAAATATAATGTATCAAGAAATATTCAGGGTATCTTTAATAACGAAAGTTCAACACAAGGAAAAGAATGGTTTGTAAATAACAGATTATTCTGGCATTTCAATAAGAACATAACTCCATTTGTTGGATATACTGTTGGTAATTACCAGAGAGATGGGTTTACTGAAACTGGTTCTATTCAATCAAGAAGAACCGTAGATGCTATAAACAAAACTTCACATTCTGGTGAGGTTGGTCTAAATATTTCGCATCGTTTTGGTGGTAAGAAGAAGGATTTATTCGGCATAACTGTCGGTGGTTCTTATGAAACCAGTGGAATGACTGAGGCAAATGCTTCTGTTGATTATAAAGAAATGGTAATCATTGAAGGAATTCATCAAATTAATGATGGAGTTTCTAACACAGCAGTATCTGCAAAGGTTAAATTTAAGTTCTAAAATCCTAAATAAGACAGACTTCATCACACGGACACTGATGGACAAGAAAAAGGAGAATGCTTTGGGGCAAGTGATTCGTATTGCCATCCTTGGATGGTCTGCTGCTCTTCTTACTGCAAGTTATGCTGGGGCTCTATCCAAGATGGACCCCACTTTTATTGCTACTGTTTTTACTGCCTCTGCTGCAACCTTTGGAATTAATACTATGAAGAAAGGTGGAGATGAAGAAGATGAAAAAAAAGCAGAACCTAAAAGGGAAGAGTTTGTAGAAACTCCACCAGAACCACCTGCTCCCGAAGCAGCAGCTCCATCTCTTGAAGAAAGAGTTGAAGCTCTTGAAGAGGGGCAAGTTCAACCACGTACTCCAGGAGCATAATGTCTAAGTCACCAAACAAAGGTAAGAAAGGTTCTGCTGGAGGTCAAAAGAACTCCAAACAGAATCAGGGTAATGCTACTGCTAAGAAAGCAAAGAATGGTGGTAAGAAAAAATAATGAGGTTTTATGCCACGTGAATGGAATACTCCAATTCGACAACCTTGGAATCCTGTGATTAAAAAATGCCTTGATGCTGTTGATGAGCACGTCAAGGCATATGTTAAAACAGGAGATGAGTGGCATTTATCACAAGCAGAAATATTAAGAAAATATGTAAAAGATTTGAAAGTTTGGATACATAAAGAAGAGGGAAGATAATGGATCAGTTTCCTTATGGTGTTGTGATAATCTTGTCTTGTGGACTTACTTTTACTGCATACATCATTTACTACATATTAAAGTTAGCATCTGAGGAGATGAAAGATGAAACATCTGAGTCTAATTCTATCAATCACAAGTCTAGGCATTAGTGCTGCTATTGGCGTGGGTGCTTATATCACTTACCAGAAAGCACAAAAGATTCTAGATAATCCAGAAGCATTTGTTGGTGCTGTTGTAGAGAAGCAAGTCACCAAAGCATTTGAGAAACTACCTATCCCCAAACTAAATACTAATAACTTCAAACTGCCCTTCTAAAAGATGAAAACTTTTAAACAGTTTTTGGAAGAATCTTATTTTTCAGTTAGTGAGGGGTGGGTTTCGCCAAATTTATCTAGGATTGTTTCTAGAATGGGGAGTTTAGAAAAAGCAATTACTGGTCGCAGAGATTCGCCAGAATATGCTAGATATAGAAGAGTTGCTGATGTAGCATCACAAACTAGAAATAATCCCAATACTCCATTTAAGAGACCAGATGGAGATAATTATTTAAATTCTGTTTGGAATAAATTTTCAAGTAAAATAAAACCACAATCGTCAAATAATTCAGTAAAACCATCTTCACAAACTACAAAAACTTTATCATCAAATAACAATAGATTTGGGGGTAGTACAGGTGGAGCACTTTTTAGAGATAGAATGGGCGATTATTCAAATGCTTTAAAATCTAGAGGTGCAGCATCTGGTGGTTTGATTGATATTCGTCCTGTTGATAGTCAATCTGATCCTATGCCTGACATTCAAAATATTGCTAGACGCCGTGCTGAAAGACAGTTTACTTCTAGAGGTGGAGTTGGGGGAGTTTAAGTAAATAAATACTGGGAGTATTAAGTTTCCTTTCTAATGGACAATAAAGATCCCTATATCTATAGAATACGTCAAATTCACAAGGTTGTAGATGGCGACACTATTGACGCTGATATTGATTTGGGTTTTGATATCTCCCTTACTAAGCGAATTCGTCTTGCTGGTGTCGATACCCCAGAAAGTCGCACGGCAGATGCGAATGAAAAGAAATATGGACTCGAATCAAAAGAATGGTTGAAAAAGCGTTGTGAAAACGCAAAAAATATTCTTATCAAGACTGAACTTCCAGACTCCACAGAGAAGTATGGAAGAATTATCGGACATCTGTTTATTAATGATGAACCAACTTCATTGAATGACCAGATGATTGTTGAAGGTTATGCTTGGACTTATGATGGTGGCACAAAGAAGAAGAACTTTGCTGAGTTAGACTCAAAAAGAAAGTCGAGCCGCTAGTTTCTTGGCAATCTTTTTAGCAGGGGCATAGAGAGATTTAAATCTTTCTTGCCCCTCTTTTGTAAATCTATCTTTGATTACATCATCAATAATAATCTTATTTTCAATTTCATATAATACATTCTTTTCTACTTCATCACGAAGATATTGCTCCACATTAGTTGTTTGAGCAATTAGTCGTGTTCCTTCCGATGAGTATTCAAATATATCAATATGTCCACCTTCTGCCATAACATAATGAAGAACAGGTTTGACTTGTTTGATTTTAATCTTGAACTTATTTTTTGTTGCTTCCTTAATGAGTGGTTCGGCAGCATTTTTGAGAACATTAAGAACCGCTGATGATGCCATCGTAGCGGCAGTTGTTACTATTGCGACAGCACCAGCCGTAGCAACAAGAGAAGGGTCAGGTAGATTAATATTGACTCCATAAACACTAAAAGTTGGTGTGGTTGGTTTATCTGCTGGTATCTCCACAACAGGCGTTTCAGGAATGGGGGTTTGAGCAACCTGAGGCAATTGAGGAGGAGGGGTAGTATCAGGTAACCCCCTAGTTTTTTCTTGCGGTGGTTGTTGTTCCTGCTGCTTTTGGGCATTTACATCAGCATCAAATTCTGCCTGGGTTGGAACATTAATAACTGGATACTTAATAGAAGTATTTGGCATTTCAAATACTGGAACTGCCATTCCACGAACAACGGGAACTTCTACACCGTGAAGTACTGGTGGTTCTAATGTTGAAATAACACTAGGACCATTAATACCAACTTTTGGTATTTGGTTGGCATTGTTTTTTATATTGGCAATTTCGTTGGCATTATTTATTGGTTGTATTAGATCCATTAGGATACCTCACAACTACGTCAGCACAGATTTTATAATATGGACTATCTGGATGAAATGTAATTCCCGACTTAATTGCTTCGCCACACTTTAATAATCTAACTAATTCAAAATCAAGACGGGATTTATCAGTTTCTGCCTGTTGTCTTTTGATTTCTGTTCGTGCTCTTTCTTTGCACAATTCAGTCAATCCACCATCCAAAGGAAAATTGAAACCCATACTGAGTCCAGCATTGCCATTATGTGTTTGAAATGCTTCTGGGTCAGCACTACCATTCATATTACCCAATAAGAATGGTGATAAACTCATCGTTGGACCCTGACAAGAAACACCACCACCATATGTATTCATAGCATAAGGACCTTGTAGTACTTGAACTGCTTGATTGGTTACGTTACCAGTAGCAGATGCAGAAGGTCCTGCAATATTGGTATTACTTGGTGCTTGTTGGGCTCTACCTGATGCGGTCAATAAAAGAATTATTATTGGGTAAATACAGAAACTGAGTTTGTGGTAGATTGTTGCTCTGTTGTTCTGTCTATCCATGTTTCTTTGGCCACTCCAGTGCCTAATATTGTCTCACTGAATTGAAATGGAGCACCCTGAGTCATAATGCTGTAATTTGCACCTTGTTGAGGAGTGCCAGGGATGTTAATATTAGTTCCAGTGACAGTATAAGACGTGCCAGTTGTATATTCAACTTGACGAATAGTTTCTACAATCTTTGTAGTTGTTTCTGTTGTAGAGTTGATAGTGCCTCTGGTAAAATTAGGCACAACGGATTCTGCTAGGGCAGGACAAGAAAACCCTAGCAGGAATAAACCTGCTAGGATATGTCTCATTTGAATACGCTTAGTTCAATACTACGTTGTGCAGTTGCGGTAGTTCCAGGACCACCAGCAGTTACAGTAGGAACACTAGTAGGTGATAATGTACCAGCGAGAGAACCCTTGTCTCCTGCTAACTGAGTAACACTATCCCCATAAAGGTTGGGAGAAGCAATAACTCCACCATTGACCGACTGAGTGGTGACTGGTGTATCAGCAGCATTGAAACTTTCTGAGAAACTAAATGCTTGACCTGCTGTATTGATATCATAGGATCCAGCACCACCTACACCACCAAAGGAGGTTGATTGAATATTTGTTCCAGAGGCAGAATATGAAGCCCCAATTCTTGTTGATTGCACCGCAGCACCCTGGACACCAAGTTGAACAGAATCAGTAATTCTTGATGTAATTTCAGCAGCACTTACAGGAGTAATAAAGAATAACGAAGAGATTAGAAGTAATCTTTTCATTTTTCTTATTTTTGTGATAAACACTACAAGTATTTAGTATATCGTCATTTAATCGGGGGCACTTGACAAATCCTAAATAAAAACTTAATATGGAAAATCCCATATCAGGGATTTCATTATGAGTCTGTGATGTGACATTAGAGCCGTGGAAGGTGCCCTTCGAGAGAGGTGGTGTACCCCCCTTCTATACGGATGTAGAGTTCAATTAAAATTAATGCAACAATTCTTTACTGTAGCCCTGCCCCTTCTGGCATCGGTTACAACCAATATGGCAACACTGCCTGTATTTCCTCCTTTGACGACACCACCAGCGCCATTTTCTGTTGTTAAGGAGTTTGAAACTACGACAGCGATCCGAGAGGTTGCTCCCGAAAAGCCAAAAGAGAAAAGGCTAATTTGTAAAGGGTGTTCAGAACATGAACAACTTGCTGTGGATTATTTCCAAGAGCAAGGAATTAAAGACAGAAACGCCCTTGCTACTATCCTGGGCAATATTAAGCAAGAATCTATGTTCGTGCCTAATATTTGTGAAGGTGGTAGTAGGACTCAGTACCATCACTGCGGTCGTGGTTATGGTCTGATCCAATGGACATCTGCCGATCGTTATTATGGATTGGGTGAATTTGCTAAGAAGTTTGGTGGTTCTCCATCAGCACTTCCAACGCAACTTCGTTATCTGACGAATGAAGTTCAATGGAAACGAATCGAAGACCGAATGAAAACTCCTGGTAAGTCTATCGATCGCTACATGAACTATGCGTACAGTTGGATTGGTTGGGGCATTCATGGTGCTCGTACATCTTATGCTCATGAATATGCTAACCGACTGATCACGGTAGAAGTTTGACAAACTGAATAGGTGAGGGGGGCTTGACAGATGCCCTCCTCCCATCTATAATAAGCAAGTAAGCAAATGACTCAGTAGCTCAGTTGGATAGAGCAACTGCCTTCTAAGCAGTCGGTCGCTGGTTCGAGTCCAGCCTGAGTCGTTGAAGATTTATTCTTCAAATTTATATTCCCCTGTGGCGCAGCGGTAGCGCGAGAAACTGTTAATTTCCAGGTCACAAGTTCGAATCTTGTCGGGGGAGTTGAAAGGATTGGAAACGTCCGATTCTTTCATATTGGTTCTGGGTGGAATTCCCAGCAGTTCCGTTAGGGACTGTCCTTTGTAGGTTCGATACCTACATCTTCCTTATGGGAGATAAGAACGGCTATTGGAGACCACTCTAAATCCTAAGTTCGCTTAGGTCGGGGACTTGATCACCCCCGCCAGTAACTAAAAACAGGTCAATAGCGTGTCTATTGACTCTTCACGAAAGTGAAGCCTTTGCGGAGAGTGTCTTCCGCGAGTGGTGGGCACTCACTACTCTTCAACCTCTGGTAGTCTATTGGTAAGGACGGGTGGACAACACACATGGAAACTAGGTTCGATTCCTAGACAGAGGTAATGCCCTTGTAGCTCAGCTGGTAGAGCACCGCTTTTGTAAAGCGGTTGTCGCAAGTTCAAGTCTTGTCGGGGGCTTGACATAATATTCATTATGTCTTATACTTCATATGTCCGTGTGAAGGAAAGTGCTGGGAGAGAAATCTCCCACATTGCGGAAGTAACTCAACGGTAGAGTCCCTGCCTTCCAAGCAGGTTGTTGCGAGTTCGAATCTCGTCTTCCGCTTATAAAACCAAAAAGCTTGACTGATCCCAAAGAAAATGTTAAGATGATTGACCTGAGGTTACCGTGCCTCAACTACTTGCACGGATACTCAGTATGTCGTTTAGTAAAATTTTTATGAAACTCAATCAACTGATGCTTGCACCTGTTGCTCTGGGAATGGTTGCACCTGTTGCTGCGAATGCCGCAGATCTGAATATGGCAGCAGTCAACCAATACTCTTCACAGCAACAAGTTACTAGTATCACTCAATTGTCTGATGTTCAACCTTCTGATTGGGCATATCAGGCACTCAGCAACCTTGTAGAGCGTTATGGTTGCGTTGCTGGTTATCCTAACGGCACCTACGGTGGTGGTAAGGCAATGACCCGTTTTGAAGCAGCAGCACTTCTGAATGCTTGTCTGGATCGTGTAACAGAAGTTACTGATGAACTTCAACGTCTTGCAAAAGAGTTTGCTGATGAACTTGCAGTAATTCGTGGACGTGTAGATAAACTGGAAGCAAAAGTGGGTGCTCTGGAAGCAACTCAATTCTCCACCACTACCAAACTAAAAGGTGAAGCATCTTTCGTTCTTGGCGGTGTCGATAATGCTTGGACGCCTGGTAAACCTTCTAGCACCAATGTAGGCAATACTGCTTTCAATTACGATCTTCGTCTGAATTTTGACACTTCGTTCACTGGTAAGGACCTGCTTCGCACTCGTCTGCGTTCTGGTAATTTCTCTTCTCAACCCTTTGGTTCCAGTTCTTCGCTGTTCAAACTGGATAAGGCAGAGAGCACTGCTGATGTAGTTAAACTGGATCGTCTGTATTATAGTTTCCCTGCTCTTGCTAAGGGTGTAACTCTGACTGCTGGTGCTCTGGTTCGTAACACTGAGATGACCTGGATTCCTTCTGCTTATAAGTCGGATGTTCTGGACTTCTTCCAACTTGCTGGTGCTCCTGGTGTCTATAACAAGGCAACTGGTTCTGGTTTCGGTGCCCAATGGGTGCAAGGTAAGAAAGGTTTTGTTGCTGGTCTGAACTATGTTGCACAAGGTGGTTCTGATTCCACCAAAGGTGAGTTCAACGAAAAGGGTGCTCTGAACACTCTTGCTCAGATTGGTTACCGTGCTCCTCAGTGGGGTGCTGCTTTCGGTTATCGTTATGGTACTGAGGGCACCCGTGTTCGTACCTTTAATGGTGTTCTGGGTAGTTCTGGTGCTCTTGCTCCTGGTCAAACCTCTAATGGTTATGCTCTGAGTGCTTACTGGCAACCTTCTAAGTCTGGCATCATTCCTTCTGTGAGTGGTGGTTATGGTTGGAATACTGTAAGTCTGAATGCAGAAGGTCAAGCAACTCCTGCTGGTGCTACCGATTCCCAAACTTGGTATGCTGGTCTCCAGTGGTCCGATGTGTTTGCTAAGGGTAACTCTGCTGGATTTGCTATCGGTCAGCCTGGTAATGCAGAAGGACTTGATAAGGAAGCAACGATGTGGGAAGTCTTCTACAAGTATAAGGTTTCCGACAACATCACTGTTACTCCTGCTGTGTTCTATGTGTCGAACAATCAGGCACTTGCCGATACCTCTTCTAACTATGGTGGTGTAATTCAGACGACTTTCCGTTTCTGATAATCACTACATAATGTAAATTGGGGGTTGACAAAACCCCCTTTTTAATGTATTATAGATAACGAGTTAGGAGGTTTATGTCTCTTATTTCCCAAACAGACCGTCAAATGGTCATTGAGGCACTTGAATTTTATATTCAAGATATGCAAAAGAATAATTGCAATGAAGCGGCAATCTATTCTTATAATACGCTTCTTCGCTGGATAGAACTAGAATATTTCAAGAATGAAAATTAATTTGTGGTATTGTAATGATATGAAGCAGTGGCGTTGGACTCTGACGGATGATCATCGTCCAATTATCAAACAAGAATCGGGGCAAAGAGAAAATCTCCGTGACGCTATGAATGATGTAGCAAATACAGTTGAATATCTTATGAGTCAATCTTGACTTTTTATGGGCGATTGGCGCAGCGGTAGCGCAGCTGCTTTACACGCAGACGGTCATTGGTTCGAATCCGATATTGCCCATTATAAATATTTAAAAAAATTGAAGAAGTATAACTGATTATACAAATGGAAAATTTAAGAATCAGATGCCGCTCCTGTAATAGGGAGTTAGAAGGGCATCCTACGAAAACTGTGTCTTGTGGTTGCTCTAATATGGCATCCATTCGTGGTGATAAGATTTCAGCAGTTGACTTATCTGCTGTTATTATGTTAAACTCTTATGGTCATAAATCAAAACCTGGTGTTCTGACTAATGAAGATCTTGCCTTTCAGGAGGCAAGGAGACAACGTAAAGTAAGACGTTTAGATTTTGAAGTCCGCTGAGGACTTATTTGGAAGGAGTCCGGTTGGTCGAGGACACCGCCTTGAAAGCGGCTGGGTTTAAAAGCTTCGCAGGTTCGATTCCTGTTCCTTCCGTTACAAATATTACAAAAATTTAGATTTTCTTAATCTATATTTTTGTATCAACACAAACTTGACATAGTAAAAGTACTTACTAGAATAACTAGTAGTATTCAACCTAAAACCCTATGGATCAGCACACCTATGACAATTGGGTGAAGATCAAGGAGACTTTTGAATCTTCTGGGAACACCGATAATATGTTCTATAAGAGAGCAGTAGAAATCGTTAAAACCAGAAGAGATCCTCTGGCAAAGTTTCTTGGAGATGAGAAATGATGGAACCATTTGACGATGATTATGTAACTCGCACAGAAGTGCAGGAGATGATTGATGCAGCAATACGACGACACAACCGTAATGCTTCTATCATTAGTATGTGCGTCGGTTGGGTGGTTCTTGCTTTATTTGCTGAGGGACTTTTAAGGTTGATTGGGGTTATTCCCCCGTTACTTCCATTTCTTAAAATTACTTTAAACTAATGGGGATAATTACAGAAAAAGATTTGCAAGAACTCCAAAGGAGAGTTTTACAACAGAAGATCGACGAACTATTTGAAGAACCTTCAACTTATGAGGATGAGGACGATGAGTAATTTGTTTATATCTTCATTTTTACTTTTTGGTTCTATTATACTATTCATTTATTGGGGACTTACACACGCATATCCAGGAGTTGTATGAAAGTAGGATTAATTGGTTTGGGAAGAATGGGTGAGGGCATGTCTCGCCGTATGATGAAAGCAGGAATAGAAGTTTGGGGTTATAGGAGAAATTATGAAAAAGCAAACGAAGCATACGAAAACGGATATGTTAATGGTATTACAACTTCTATACAAAGCCTTGTTCAAGTAGTTAAACAAA